ATGAATGATGTTATTATAAATGGAATAGTTAATGATTTGGGTATAAAAAAAGATAGTGTAATTGCTACTTTGAAGTTATTAGGAGAAGGAGCTACAATACCTTTTATTGCTAGATATAGAAAAGAAGTTACTGGTGCTTTAGATGAAGAACAGATTAGAAGTATTAATGAGGTATATGAATATCAAGAAAATTTATTAAAAAGAAAAGAAGATGTTATTAGATTAATTGATGAGAAAGGTTTACTAACTGATGAAATTAGAGATAATATTTTAAAGTGTGAAAAATTAGTAGAAGTAGAAGATATTTATAGACCATATAAAGAAAAGAAAAAGACTAAGGCTACAGAGGCTATTAAGAATGGATTAGAACCTCTAGCTAAAATTATTATGTCTTTTAAAGATATTGATGTTAAAAAGATAGCAGAGTCTTATCTTAATGATAATGTTAAAAGTGTTGATGAAGCAATCACTGGAGCTAGTTATATTATAGCGGAATGGATTAGTGATAATGCTAGTTATCGTAAATGGATTAGAAATAATATGATGAATCATGGTATTATTAAAACTAAACTTAAAAAGAATAGTACTGATGAAAATGGTATTTATGAAATGTATTATGATTATGAAGAGAGAGTTAAATTTATTAAACCGCATAGAGTACTTGCTATTAATAGAGGTGAAAAAGGGGGTGTACTTAGTGTTAATGTAGTAGTTGATGATGATTATATTATTTCATATTTAGAAAATAAAATTATTAAAAATGATAAAGTTATGGCTAGTGATATTGTTAAGACTGCGATTAGAGATAGTTATAAGAGATTAATTATTCCTAGTATTGAGAGAGAAGTTAGAAGTGAACTTAAAGAAGTTAGTGAAGAGGCCGCTATTGAGGTGTTTGGAGAAAATTTAGAGAATTTAATTCTTACTCCACCAATGAAAGATGTTACTGTACTTGGTTTTGATCCGGCATTTAGAACAGGATGTAAGCTTGCTGTTGTTAGTCCTACTTCTAGTGTTCTTAATATTTCGGTAATTTATCCACATGAACCGCATAATAAATGGGAAGAATCAAAGAAAACTTTAAAAGATTTATTTAAAAAGTATAATATTGATATTGTAGCTATTGGAAATGGTACGGCTTCTAGGGAAAGTGAGAAATTAGTAGCTGAGACTATTAGTGAATACAGAGATAAAGATATTAAATATATTATTGTTAGTGAGGCTGGTGCTAGTGTTTATTCTGCTAGTGACTTAGCTATTAAAGAATTTCCTGATTTAACGGTTGAAAAAAGAAGTGCTATTAGTATTGCTAGAAGATTACAAGATCCTTTATCTGAACTTGTTAAAATTGATAGCAAGAGTATTGGTGTTGGTCAATATCAACATGATGTTAATGAAAAGAAGTTAGATGAATCTCTTGACTTTGTTGTATCTAAATGTGTTAATAATGTTGGTGTTAATGTTAATACTGCTAGTAGGTCTATACTTAAGTATATTTCTGGTCTTACTAAAAGTAATATTGATAAGATTATTGAATACAGAGAAGAAAATGGAAAAGTTTTATCTAGAGATGAACTTATGAAAAAGAAGGTACTAACTCCTAAGGCATATGAACAATCTATAGGTTTTATGAGAATTATTGATGGTACTAATCCAATGGATGTTACTTCTATTCATCCAGAAAGTTATGGTACTGCTAGTAAACTTCTTGATATGTATGGCTTTGGTATTAATGATCTTGGTAGTAAGAAACTCAATGATGTACTTGGTTCAATTAATATTAAAGAAGTTAGTGAAAAACTAGGCACTGATATTTATACTTTAGAAGATATTATTAAATGTTTTTCTAAACCTAATAGAGATTTTAGAGATGACTTTGACAAGCCTCTATTAAAAAGTGACATTCTTAAAATAGAAGATTTAAAAGTAGGTATGGAATTATCTGGTACTGTTAGAAATGTTGTGGATTTTGGAGCATTTATTGATATTGGCTTACATGATGATGGACTAGTACATATATCTAAAATGACAGATAAGTATATTAAACATCCTAGTGAAGTTGTATCAGTTGGAGATATTGTTACTTGCTATGTTGATGATATTTCATTAAAAAAGAATAGGGTAAGTCTTAGTTTAATTAATCCTAATTTGATTAAAAATTAATTATTTTTGCTGTTTTTTGTGTAAAAAATGTAATTTTTTTAAGAAATTTGCATAAAATAATTGACAGATAGGCAATTTTATAGTATCATTATTATTGCCTACTGATGCAGGTGTAGTTTAATGGTAGAACCTCAGCCTTCCAAGCTGACTGCGTGAGTTCGATTCTCATCACCTGCTCCAAATGAAAATAAACCCTTAAAATATAAGGGTTTTTATTATTTTATATAACTTTTACATCTTATTTACATCTTATTTTTTATAATTCTAATTTATTTAGTCCTTCTGATATTACAAATTTATCGCTTTCAAATAGATGTGAATATGTTTCTATTACTGTTGTTTCTGTATCGCCAATTCTAGTTGCTACTTGTTTAATTGTGTAGTTCATACTTCTTAAAAGAGTTACATGTGAATGTCTAAACTCGTGAATAGTTATCCTTTTTACATTTGCTTTTTTTATATAACTTTCTTTTTTTCTAGTTATTGTTGTTCTAGATAATGGAACAATATCACCGAAGATAAACATTTCATTATTGAATCCATATATTTTTAATTTTTGAATATATAAATCATCTAACAATTTAATAACATTATTTGGAATATCTACTTTTCTATATGAATTACTTGTTTTTGGTGTTGTTATTTTACCACTTTTATTATAACTCTTATTAATATCTATAATTTTATTGTTATAATCCTTCCACTTTAAAGCTTGAAGTTCTCCTATTCTAAGCCCAGCAAAATATAAAAGGGAAAAGAGAGTTTTATATTCTAAATCATCTACTTGATTTATGAATTGTTTATATTCATCTAGATTCCATACCTGATATTCTTTTGGTGGTGTTACACCACATTGAATAGTTTTTATTTTATTGAATATTGGTATGTTAAGATCATATATTTCAATACCTGTTCTTAAAATAGACTTGAAATAGGTTATTACACTGTTTTGAGTTTTAATATTTAATTTTGAAATATTATTTTTCATTTCTTCAAATTGAATAATACTAATCTTGCTTACCATTGTTTTTTTAAATACTGGCAAGATATGTTTAGTAATTCTATTTTTTGTATTTTCATAGGTTTCCTCTTTATTCTTCTTTTTATATTCTTTTAAATATATTAATGCTAATGATTCAAAATCTAAATCTTTTTGTTTTTCATAATTCATTAAAAATGTTCTTTCAGCATCTTGTGCTTCTGCTTTTGTTAAAAACATTTTAGAAGTCTTTTGTTTTCTATTTCCATTAAGATCATTGTAGTAAGTTCTAAAGTACCAACTTCTACCATCTTTTGAATACTTTTTTTTATTTTTTTCTTTATAAATTGCCATTTTTTAACCTCCAATTATTTACATATTTATTTGTTTTTGATATAATTAGAGTGCATAGAAAAAAAGATTGTCTGTTGTGATTCAATTTTATTTTTATGCACTATTCTAGTACCTATTGCAGTAGGTACTAGTTTTTATTTTATATTTTCTATTATAAACTTAATATACTTATCTGCTTCATCTTCATATTTTTCAATATAAAAAGCAAACATATCTTTATTTAATTGTTTTAATTGACTTAATTCTATATGTGCTAATTCATGTAATATAGTCTTTTTTCTTTTATAATATGACAAATCTTTATTTATGAATATATTATATATATTCTCATAACTAAATACAAATCCATTAATTCCATCGGGTAATTCAATTGTTGTTATACAAGCATTATAGTAGTTAAGCAATTCTTGTTGTGTTATTTCCCTTTTTAATAAACTAATTATATTCATACTTTTTACTCCTTATCTATAAAAAGTACCTGTACTAGCATACTTATTCTTTTTTTGTTTCAATTTCTTTATTCTTTTTAAAATTGATGGCATTTTCAGAAGTTACTATTGGTTTGCCAATTCTTTTTTCAATGTTCCTTCTAGTTATTGCTGCTACTTCTCCACCATCATGTGCGTCAACTTTTAATTCTCTTATACCCTGTGAGTCATTTGTTCTGTGAAGTTCTGTTGTAGTAACTTCTGCTAATGTTGTAAGTGCTAATTCTAATGGTGACATATTATCTCGTAATCCTTGATTTTTATCTAGATTTTTTATATTTTTATGCTTTTTTGTTGTTATACCGAAAGTTCCTTTGCTAATTTCATCTGTTAAAATAGCATAATCATTTTTGTCAGTAATTCCTCTTTTGTCCCATTCATCAGTTAAAGCATTTCTTGCTGGGATGCCTTTAATTCTTGCACTTATCCATTCTTCTGTATATCCTTTTTTCAGATATGTTTGTCTTGCTCTTTCAATTGCAAGTTCAGGATTAATTGTTTCTTGTATTCTTTCTTCTGCTAATCTTGCAAACCACTGTTTAAAAGGTTCGGCATTTGGACTAGGTACTGACTGAATAATTCTAAATATTGTTTCTCTGTTTGAACAATCGGTTAATCTATTTTTTCCATCTTTTGCAATCATTTTCAACCTTCCGATTTTTTCGGAAAGTTCAAAAACACCTTCAGTTTCAATCTTTTTCTTTAAATCACTCCAATATTTTTCTGGTCTTTCACTTTCGGTCAGTATTTCAATTACATCTACGATAGAATAGAACCATTCTCCATTGTATTCTTGTCTTCTAATTTTTTTGTTTTCAAATAAAATTAAATCTTTATTATTTTCTTTTACTTCGGTATTCATTTATTTCCTCACTTTCTATATATTTAAAAGTATACTTATTCTTCTTTTCCTAATTGTTTATCAATATCTTTTCTTCTTTTCTCTATTATAAATTTGATATATTGTTTATCATCCTCTGTAAGAATATTTTTATTTTTATCAAATAATAGCTCTAATTCATCGAAAGAATTAATTTCTTCTTTGTCTGTGTCATATCCCATTAACCAAGTTTCGGTTACATTTAAAGCATCTGCCAATAAAGAAAGTTTGTCTTGTTTTGCATTGTAGTTACCTGATAGGTAATTACTAATTAATGACTTATCAATATTTGTTTTTTTTGCTAATTGAGATTGTGTCATTTTATTTTTATCTAATGCTTTTTTTAATCGATTGGCAAATGTATCTACTAACATAATAATCCCTCCTCTGTAAAGTAATTATAAAGCATTTTTGAGAAAAAATCAACAATAATGTAAAAAAAATAAAAAAAAGTTGAGAAAAAATTAAAAAACATATTGACATCTCTGTTGAGTTATGCTAAACTTATATTGTAGTTGAGATAAACTCAACAGAAAGGAGATAATAATGCAATATAATTATGATAAATTAAAAGGAAGAATTAAAGAAATATTTGATACACAGGAAAACTTTGCTAATGCAATAAATATTTCTTCTGCATCAGTCAATTATAAATTAAATAATAAAAAAAACTTTACCCAAAATGAAATATTTAATTCTATCAAAGTATTAAAATTAAAAGAAGAAAATATTCAAGAATATTTTTTTACTCGTAAAGTTGAGAAAAACTCAATTAACATTAATAAAGAGGAGGAATAGAAAATGGAAGAAATGAGAAAAAAGGTAAAAGAAATACTATTTTTACTAAATGGTTATTCAGTTTCTACTGCTGTTGATATTTTAAAATTAGCAATAGACCGTTTAGAAGTTAATTCAATAGTTAATGTAAAAAAAGAAGAAAAATAAAAATTATTCTTCAAATGTTTTATCAATTCTATAAGAGAATGCAGTTATTGATGATTTCAACAAGAAGGTTTTAAGATTATGGTGATTTTTAGTAGTACATTCAGTTATTGTAATATGGTCGTCTTCAATATCATCAAGTGTATCTAATAATAAATTACCTTCATAATGATTATTTTGAGTATCTATATAAACTCTAATATTATTATTTTTACTTTCTTTTAATAACTCTTTTAGAAGTTCATTAATCTTTAATTGCATAATTGACACCTCACTTTCTATTTTAATTATAACTAGAATGTGAGAAAAAGTAAATAAAAAAAGAATCACAACAGACAGGAGGTATATATGAAAAAACCAGTAAAAAAACTTTCGGCAAGTGAGACACTTGAAATATTAGATAATCAATGGGCTTCTATTGAAGATATAATGAAACTTGCTTTTATTGGAGAAACAAGGGCAAGAACTATTGCAAGTAATATTTCAAATAAAGTATTGGAAAAAGGATATATATTGCCAAAGGGATTAATTCCTATGGAATTATTAAAAGAGTATTTAGGCATTAACATTGCTTATTTAAAGAAAGTTAGTGGGAGGTAATCAGAATGAAAAAGAAAAAAATTAAAGTTATAAATATATTTAAATTAATTATTTTAACTGCTTGTTTAGGATTAATAATTTATGATCTATATATGCTATTAATTTATCCTATAATTACTAAAGTTTTGACAAGTTGGACTATGTATGGATTCTTAACATTTGCTTTAGCAGTAATTATTAGTTTAAATATTATAGAGCAAATAAAAAGTGTGTCCACTCTTCAAAACGACACACTATAAAAAGGCATTCAATTGCTTTTTACATACTTAATTTTATCACAAATTAATGTATGTGTCAAATCTTTAGTGGGTTTTGGGGAAAGGAAATAGAATGGAAGAAAAACCAAATTATTATTCAGTTATACCAGCAATAGTAAGGTATGATAATGAATTAAAACCAAATGAAAAATTACTATATGGCGAAATAACTTCTTTAACCAATAAAAATAATGAATGTTGGGCTACTAATAGTTATTTTGCTAGATTATATAATGTTAACTCTGCAACAATTTCTAGATGGATCAGTCATTTAAAAGAAAAAGGCTATGTAGTAGTAGAGTTTATTTATAAAAATGAAACTAAAGAAATAGAAAAAAGAGTTATAAAAATAATAGGAGTTCCTATTAATCAACCAATGAATACCTATATGTTAAATAATCAAGAGGTATTGATTGAAAAGTCAAAGGGGTATATACAAAAAAATCAAGAGGGTATTGATAAAAAAGTCAAAGAGAATAATACAAGTATTAATAATACAAGTATTAATATAAAAGAAATAAATAAAGAAAGATTTGAACTATTCTGGAAAGAGTATCCAAAAAAGGTAAATAAGTTTAAATCTGAAGAATGGTTTAATAAAAATAATTTAACAGATGAACAGTTTAATTTAATTATAACTAAACTTAAAAAGTATAAAGATACAACAGATTGGAAAAAAGACAATGGTAAATATATTCCATATCCAACCACTTGGTTAAACCAAAAAAGGTGGGAGGATGATGTAGTATCAATATCAGAAAGCAATAATCCTAATAATGTTATTAAATATTCAGATGAATGGTGGAAAAGGTTAGGAAGTGATTCAAATGACTAAAGAGCAAACAAAGAATCTCTTTAGAAGAATTAAATCTCATTATCAAGAGTTCACTGTAGATGATTTTAAAGTTGATGAATGGTATAAAGAACTTAGAGATTATGATTATGATGATGTTACGAAGAGATTTGAGCTTCATCTTAATTCTGAAGATTATGGACAAGTTATTCCTAAACTATGGTTTTTGAAAAAAGGACTTATAACTATTGGTGAAAAAAAAGAATCTAAAGTTTTTAAGTCTCAGGTAATATGTCAAATATGTGGTGAGCCGATACCTTTAAGAGGTTATGACATTCACTATTCAAAATGTTCCGCTATTGATTATATGCAAAGACAAATTAAAAATATTTATGATAAAGATACACCTCGTGAATTACTAGAGAGAATGACAGATGAAGAGTTTAATATAAAATATAACACTTTATTATCTATAGTTCAAAATAAGACTAATGATCCTTTTCAAAAAAGATTAATCGAAGAAATATTACATCCAGGAACTGGCTTAACAGTTAATGAGGTTGTAAAAAATATATGATTAGTTATGATGATTTATATGAACTAATTCCTAATGATAGATTTATTACTAAAGCCGAATTAATTCAATTAACAGGTTTAAGTGATAGAACACTAAGAGATATGGTTAGTCATATTAAGATGAGCAGAACAATCATTAGCAATTGCGATAAAAAAGGATACAAAAGGGGAAAAGGAACTGAATTATTAAAAACTATAGATGATATAGAATATGAACTTGAAATAGTTAAGAAATCTATTAAAGAAATTAACTCAAGAAAAAAAGTATATAACAAGCAACTTAGACAATATATCGCTTATATGAAGGTATTAGAAAAAAAATTGGAGGAATTAAAGAATGAATAAAGAAGATGTTACATTAGATTCTATTTCAAAAGAAATAGCAGAATTATTTAAGATAGAAAATAACTTGGGAACTTGTGAAGCTTTTATGTCTTACACTATAGATTTAAAATTAGCTTTAAAAAAAGAACTATCTGAAAAAAAGAAAAAAATCTATGAAATGAGAGAAATCTTAATTGAAAAAGGAGTATTAAATGGAGGTGATAGTAATGAATGATATGTGCCCATCATCACTAACTAAAGAAGAGTTAGAAGAACTTCGGAAAGAATTTCCAAAAATCATTAAAAAAAGAAAAACTATAAAAGATTATATTTCTGCATTAAAAAATTATGATTATGTTGTTGCTGAACTTTTTTTGCACGAGAAACAAACTTAATGCATCTAGACATTCAATTAAAGTATTAAACAAATTCAGTGAACAACAAGAGAAAGAAATACTTCATTTGCAACAAAAACTTATTGATAATGAAAAATATTATCAGATGAAATATAAAGATTTTAAAAACATACAAAATAAACTAGAAATTACAGAAGAAAGAAGAAGAGTTAATTCTGGTAAAATTGGCGGTCTAGTTAAGCAAAATAATATACTTAATCAAAAAAATGAATTGTATTTACAAATTATTAGTTCTAAGGATAGAGATTTAGAACATGCTGCAATTATAATTCAAAACTTAAATAAGAAAATCAAGAGTTTGAGAAATAAACCTACAATACAAGAATTAAGAGAATATGAGAGAACTAGGAAATCTCCTAGAAAAATAGAAAAATAGTTAGGAGGGAATATATGGCAAGAAGAATCAAACATACTGGAGGTCAAAAAAGAACATTACCAATTAAGGATAAAAGAACACTTGATAGAGTAATGACTTATCTTTTACTTGAAAGAGATCATGCTAAAACTGCTATTAAATATTATCAGGGTTATAGAAATTATATGCTTTTTCTCATAGGCCTGAATACAGCTTTCAGAGCGGAAGATTTACTTCAATTAAGAGTAAAAGATGTTGAAAAAGGTTATGTCTCTATAAAAGAAAATAAAACAGGTAAAATGCAAAACTTTAGAATGAATAAAAAACTCTATGATGAAATCCTTGCATATATTCAAAAATTTGAATTAAAATCAAATGATTATCTATTTATGGGGCAAAAGAAAAAAGATACTTATAAAGGAGTTACTAAAAAGGTTATCTATCCTATAACTAGACAAAATTGTAGATTGATATTTGAGAAAGTAGCATTAGCTAATGGTATAGACTTTAATTTTGGGTTACATAGTCTTAGAAAGACATTTGGTTACTTTTATATGGTAAATGGTGGAAACTTAATTACATTGATGAAAATGTATAACCACGATGAGCCATCAACTACACTTTTATATGTCATGTGGGATACCAAAGATGCTGAAAAGGAAAGGGAAGCTACTTTTTTAGGAGGGAAAAAATAATGATATTAACAAAAGAAGAAATTGATACATTGATAATAACAAAAAAAAGATATGCTGAAATGTTATTATTATCAATTATGTCTGAAGATTTAAAAGAAAATTATACAAAACAAAAAGCAATAATGGCTGATTGGTTTATAATCATTAACAGAATTGAAGAACTAATTGATTACAAAATAAAAATAGAAAAGGAGGAACATTAAAATGCTAAAAAAACAAGTTTGTAAAGTTTGCAATTGTAATTTTGATATTAAACTTTCTAAAAAATATCTGGTAAAAGTAGGGGATTTTTTAGGAAAAAAAAATATTTTTGATGCCTATGACTGTCCACAGTGTGGTTGTCAACAGTTAATAAGTCAAAGATATCCTAGAGTTATTACTATAGTTAAAAACGAAAATGAAATTAATAGGTAAGTTTTTTATGAAAATAGTATATAAAAAAATGATATAAGTAGTTAAAAATAAAAGGAAAAATAACATTTTTAAATAAAAGATTTAAAACTTGTCTATTTTAGGTGTTATGTAAAGTTTTTATAGGAGAAATTATGAAAGAAAAAAAGATTAGTTTATCTCAAATGTTGAGATTAAAAAAAGAGTTTTCTATGAGTAAAACTGAGAGAGAACAATTAAGAATACTAAAGAAAGAAAAACAAGAAGATATAAAGACTTATTTAATAATAATTAATCTATTGTTACTAACAACAATATTTAGCTATGTGTTATATCTAATGTGGACTTATAAGTGGTAAGAAGAGGTATTAATAATGACTAGAGAAGAAATATTAAATAAATATGTAAAATTAATTGATAAAGGTTATTGCAGTTGTTGTAACGAACTCAATTGTATAGATAATTTTCCACATAAAAAAATAGCCATTGCAATATTAGAGGTATTATCGCAAAATAAATCACTAAAATTAAAAAACATGCGATTAAATAGAGAGAAAAAGTAATTAGAACTATTAGTAGAAAGTTTATATTTAAAGACTACTTTAAATCAAGAACAAGAAGAACTTTTAAATAAAATATTATTTGGTAAGGAGGAAAAGTAATGCTAAAAATTAAAGATAATTTGTTTATAAAAAGTAAAATAAAATGTATCACACATAGGTATAGCATATTATTTGGTTGTCAATATTTAAATGTAATATTTATTGATGGCAGTGTAGAAGCTATCTGTAATGCAACAATAGATGATGTTATAGATTTGGACAAAAAAGGTGATTAAATGATATTATATATACCATTAATATTCTGGGGGTTAATTGGTATAGGAGTAATTATAGGATTAATTATGATGATAAAGGAGTGGAAAGATGAATAAAAAAGAACTAGAATTATATGTAAAAAAAGCTTCTGAAAATGTTTTTAAAAAGTTAGCAGAAAATCCTGAAGAAATGCTTAATTTGATTGATTTACAAGAAAAATATAATAATCTTTTAAAAGAAAAGATTGAGTTAAAAAGACAAATAAAAAAACAAAAAGAAGTAATTAATAATTTTTTAGACATTGTCGATAAAAGTAAAATGTTGTTAAATAATCCTGATTTATTAGATTTATATTTAAAAATAAAAAAGGTGGAATAAATGAATAAGGAAGAGCAACAAGCATTTGAAGCAGGCAAGAAAGCAATAAAAAGATTACTTATAGAAGAAAAGCGAATGAAGGCAAAATTAGAAAGAATACAAAAAGATAAACTTGCTTGCATAAGAATTTTAACAAGCGATGAATATTGTGAAGAAATATTAAAAAAAGAGGTGGAATAAATGAAAGATGAGATAAATTTAAATTTGAGTAGTTGTTTAGTAGAACGAACTAATATAGGAAGTTATGAATACATAAATATATGCACTGGAGAAACAAACAAAATTGATTGGGATTTTATAGATTGGACTAGTTTAATTTTGATTACAATATTTATGATACTTGTAATTGGTGCGATTGGTATATTTATAAAAGAACTTATTAGAAAGTAGGATGATAAATAATGATATTTAATCAAGATTTTAAAAATATAGTAATATTTACATATAGAACTATTTATCAAGTTGTAAAAGATAAAGAAAATAGAAATATAACAAATACATATAATCCTTTACTTGATTTTATAGAAGAATTTGAAGTGGAAATAAAAGATGACAAATTATATATGTATTGTGAAGATGAATATGAAATAAAAATGTGCAATGTAGTGTTTTATGATATAAAACATAAATCATTTCAAATAAAAGAAGATACTATTTATCATGAATTATTGAGTATTGTCAGAACTTTTAAAAAACTTAGCGAATATTATTGAGGGGGATGCAACAAAGTATGAAAATAATAAATAATACTAGTTTAAATTATTCAACTATTGGCTTTATAATAGATAACATAATGTCAAACACCAAAGGAACTACCCATTATGTCGGACAAATAGAGTGGACTATATTAGAAATTAATAGTCATAAAATAACAATACATATAAGGTATTTAAAAAGTTATGTAGAATGGAGATTTGATGAAAAATGATAAAAATAACATTTGAAAAAGATTATAGTAAAGACTTTAATATCAAATTTTATGGATTAATAAAAGTTAATATTGTTTATGAGAATGGAAAAGTAGTATCAATCAAAGAGAAAAAGAAAGCAAAAGAATTACTTGAAGAAATATCAAAGTTTAAAGAATTTTATGACATAAAAACTGATGATGTCATAACTATAATTGATATGTATTTTGCTAATTATTTTAATATAGAATACATAGGTAAACCATTGTTTTAGGAGGAATAAGGAAAATGAAAATAACAATTTATGATTATGATTATAAAAGAAAAATAGATTTTAAAAACGATGCTAAAGGTATAAGAGATTTCATATTATTATTAAATAAAATGTTTAAAGAAAATGGCATTAGAATTTATATAGGTTTTAGTTATAAAAATAGTGATGAATAGGAGGAATTATGAAAGATATAAATATAAATTATGAAGGTTTGAACTTTGAAGAAAAGATATCATTAAAGATAAATTATTATTTAAGTTTACCAGCAAGTGAAGCAACGAAAAGTGCCTTACTCAACTTGAAGTGGGTACTTGAAATATACCAAGAAGAAAAAACAAAAGGGAGAAGTAGATAATGGACAGAGATGAAATATCATTACAAATAGGCATTGAAATGGAAAAAATAAAAAATAAATTTGATGAATTGCGAAATGAAAATAAACAATTAAAAGAACAATTATTAGTAGCTCAAACAAATGAAGAAAATTTTAGACTAGAAATGGAAGATATAACAGAAACACTAGGACTAGATGAAAACACATTATTTGATGATGTTAAAGTATATGCAAGAAGTTTAAAAGAAAATTGGGATAAATTAAAAGAATATATAAGAAAAACTAAACTAAATGAATTTGAAAAGTCATATGGTAAAAGATATAGTAAAACATTTACACAAGCAGAGGTAATAGTATGCACTATAATTATAAACCATATGCAAAAATTAGAAGAAGGTGAGAAGTAATGGAAGAATTAATTATATTAAGTATATTTACTATGTCAGTTTTAGTGTATGAATTAATTAAAACAAAAAAAGAAAATAAAATTCTTTATAATAACTATCAAACAGCACTAAATATATTATCAGATTATGATCCTAAGTTAAAAGAATATTTGGAGGCTAAAAATGATTAAATATTATTTAAAATTAAAAAAAAGAAAAATGGATGTTGATATTAATGATTGAATTCTTAATAATAATTTTAGTAACTAATTTAATTTTATTTTGTATGTTATCTTTAATTGCAAAAATAAATGATAACTATGATTCTCTTCCAATTATTTTAAAATTATTTGTTATTTTGTGTAATTTTTGTTTAATTATTGTTGGTGCAACATCATTATTTGCATCAATATATATGGCTATAATAGTTATAGGTGGTTAGTCTGAAAACAAAAACAAAATTTATTTTATAAAATTAGTCAAAAAAGGGCAGACTTCCCCTTACCCCAAAGAAAGTCAAAAATTAAACAAGTAATTTATTGGCATTCTGATTAATTAATTCTATTAATTCTTCTGATGTAAGTCCTAAAGATAATAATTGCTTAAATGATTGATTGAAATTATTTTTAGTATATTTGATTCTATCTTCAATTGGTGTTTCAACAGATGCTAAATCAGTTGGATTCCAAGCTTCGCCAGTTTCAAACATATGATAAATAGCAACTAAAATTTTTCTAGCTATTGCAATATAGGCACGTTTTTTGCCACGGCGTTTGGAAATCTTCTCAAACTTCTTTGCATAGTAAGAATTAGATTTATCTTTAACAGCACAATGTGCGACCTCAACAAGATAAGGTTTAAGATAAACACCTGCACGAGAAATTTTAACAGATTTTTTCTTACCAGCAGATTCATTACAGCCAGGAGCAAGACCTGCCCAAGAAGTTAAACGATAATGTGATTTAAATTGAGACATGTCATTACTAATTTCAGATAAAATACCAATTGCAGAATTTCTATCAATACCAGGAATTGTATAAAGTAGATCAATATAAGATTTATATGGTTCAACTAGAATATCAATTATATCATTTAGTTTAATTATTTGATTATTAAGATAATCAATATGATCTTTGACAATATTAATTCTTAGTTTTTGTTCGTTAGTTAATTGTATTCCATTAACTGATGATAAAATATCCTCAGTAGAAGATTTGCAATTTTTGCGTAAACAACTTATAATATCTTCATCCGAGAAATTATCATTATTTAAAATGGTATCAATAATAGATTGACTAGATTTACCAAAGATATCAGAAAAAACCATATCTAATTTGCAATTACCAACAGTAAGAGCATTAGTAAATCTATTTTTCTCAGATGATTTGGTATTAGTGAGTTTGTAACGATATCTTGTAAATTCTCGTAAGACTCTAAAATCTTTAGATGGAATATAAGAAGAACGAACTAATCCCATTTTAAACAAGTCTGCAATCCATTTTGCATCCTTGTTATCGTCTTTCTCACCTTTAATAGCTTTAACCCATTTAGGATTAGCAACGACGACATTAGAAATAAAACCTTCTAATGCATTGTATACAGGAACATAATACTTTCCAGTAGATTCCATACATACATTTTGACAGTCGTTTTCAATAAGCCAATTCTTAAATTCAATTAAAGAGTTACTGTAGGTAGAAAAACGTTTTCTTGAATATTTAGGTGTGATGGAAGTTGAGTCACAAATGACAGCAACTATAAAAGATTTGTGCACATCAACACCACATGCTTTTGGATAAATAACCTCCATAAATAAAACTTCCTTTCAAAAAATTTTTGAAAGAGTATGTTGACTATGTGATTAACACTAAGAATTAACTAAAGTCAATGATTAGTCTACAGTCTTAAAGAACTACTTATGTGTGCTTGAACCAATCACATTTGCACTGGTTAATATGCTGATTTAATCCAAAGAGTTACAGGAAGTCTGCAACTCACCCTAACGTGCTTTGTAGTACACACTCTTTCAAGGGCTGTATTATATATAAAAAATAAATTTTGTTCAAGTTTTCATCACTATGTGTGCCTTGAACGAAGTGAAAGGAATGGATGGTTAATATGTATAAGCAATTAAAAAAACAAATAAATGATAAAGAAATAATTAATAAAAATATTAGAGAATTGGAAGATAGAATTAAGTTTAAGATTCAAAAACAATTAGGTTTACATGGTACTTCATTTGCAGATATCAAGATTGAAGCTATGGGAAAAAAAGATGATAAGTTTTTGAAAACTTTTTCTCAAATAGAAAATTTGGATAAAGATAGACTAATATTGATTGAAGAAAGAAATATAATAGATACTTTCATTAATGAAGTTTATAAATCTATTTCTCAAATGGGAGATTTGGAACTTAATGTATTTAAATTAAGATATATACTTGGATTAACTCAACAAGAAACTGCAAATAGATTAAATTATACAATAGATAGAATAAAACAGATTGATAGAAATATTAAAGAAAAAATGAAAGATTACACTTTTATTACACCATAACAATGTTATAATGTGTAAAATGGAATAATTATAATGAGTTGTTTCATTTTACCATTTTACCCCTTTTTAGAATACTACCTATTAGTAGGTAGTATACTGATGATGTACATACCGATAGGAAGCAAATGACGATTTGTGGAAATTAAAAAACAACTAGGTGTCGACGGGTTGTTGAAGTTGAGGTTTTTAATGCGACGCGCCATTTATATCATTAGTATAGTACTTACTAACGAGATTACATACCTCCTTTACTCTATTAAATGATATTTTCCTTTTTCATTTAGTATGTAATCAGAATATGGACACATTAGTGTCTTTTTATTATGGAGAAATAATTATGGCTAAAGAATGGGCAAAGAAATTTTATCAATCAAATAGTTGGATTAATACAAGAGATTATATTATGAGTAAGTATTTTTATGTGTGTCAAAAATGTCATGAAAGATCTGCTGAAATAGTCCATCATATTATTTGGTTAACACCAAGCAATATAAACGATCCTAATATAACATTAAGCGAAAAGAATCTTATACCTGTATGTAGAGAATGTCATGCACTAATTCATGAGGGAGTATCTTCTACAAATGAAGAGGTTATGTTCAATGCTAATGGTGAACTTGTGAGGAGGTAATATGATACTAAGAATATTAACAGACAATAACTATTTAGATGTTGAATTAAAAGAACAGATAGATACAGAAAAATTAATTGAAGCTATAGATAACTCAAGTACGATAATGGTAGACACAAAACAGGACACAACATTTTTTATAAATACAATAAATGTTGTAGCAATAGAAATAATAAATACACCCCCCATAAATAATAAATAGTTCTATATATATAAACCGCGCGATGAACCTTCAAAGACCTCGGAAAGGTAAAAATCATGTGAGGGGGGGTAAGGAGAAATAAAAATGAAAAAGAAAGAAGAAAAATCAGATGAAATCAAAGAAAAAGAGCAGAAGACAGTAGATACTCAAAAGAAGAAACTAATGTCTATTAGAAAGGCAAGAATTACAAAAGAAAAAAACAAATTATATAAGTTGTTTTCTACAACAAATATAGAAAAAAAACACATAATAAATAGACTTATAGATCGTGCTTCTTTTTTATTAATTCTTTCTGAAGATATGGAAACTCAAATAAAAGATAGTGATTTAACTATTTTAACTGTTAATTCATCTCAATCGTTTACCAAATCTAATCCTCTCTTAAAAGATTATAGAGATACTGTTAAATCTTATCAAACAGTATTAAAACAATTATGTGACTTGATTAAAAATGATAGTCAAATGGATGCTAATGAATCTGATGAATTAGAAGAGTTTTTAAAAAGATGAATTATATCTTAGCATATTATAATCTTATCAAGAGCGGCAAGATTGAAGTATCAAAGAAAATTGCTAAACAATATGAAAATATAGTTTATGAATTAAATAATCCTGATAAATATCATTTCGATATAAATAAGGCTAATAGACCTATAGAGTTTATTGAAAAATTTTGCAAGCATTCTAAAGGACAATGGGCTGGCAAGCCTGTTATTTTAGATTTATGGCAAAAGGCAATTATTCAAACAGTATTTGGATTTGTAGATGATAAGGGATTTAGAAAATATAGAGAAGTCTTTATTGTAGTAGCAAGAAAAAATGGTAAATCAACTTTACTTTCTGCTATTGGCTTGTATATGTTATTTGCTGATGGTGAAGGTGGTGCACAAGTATGTTGTGTTGCTTCTAAAAAAGACCAAGCAAAAATAGTATTTGAAGAAGCTTCAAATATGGTTTCACAAAGCAAATTGTTAAAGAAACATATCAGAAAAAGAAAAGGTGACTTATATGTAGATTTAACATTCAGTACATTTGAACCATTAGCGAGTGATTCAAATACACTTGATGGTTTAAATATGCATTGTGGTATATTAGATGAAGTTCATGCATGGAAAGACAGAAATATATATGATGTATCTAAACAATCAATGGGAGCAAGGCAACAGCCACTCCTTTTTACAATTACAACTGCAGGTTTCGTAAGAGAAAATATTTATGATTCTTTATATGAATTATCTGAAGATATATTAAATGGTGTAAAGAAGGATGAAAGATTTATTGCTTTCATTTATGAGTTAGACTCTAGAAAAGAATGGCTTATTCCAAAGATGTATCAAAAGGCTAATCCAGGATTAGGAACCATAAAGAGTATGGAGTATATAAAAGACCAAGTCAAAAGAGCAAAAAACGATAAAAACTATTTACCAACATTATTGACCAAAGACTTTAATATTCGTGAGACTGGAGTAGGTGCTTGGCTTTCTTTTGAAGTGGTTGATAATAAAGAAATGTTTGACCTAAAAGAATTAACAAACTGCTATGGTATTGGTGGTGTTGACTTATCATCAGTTGGAGATTTAACCTGTGCTTCTTGTTTAATAAAAAAAGAACAAAAATTGTATTTAGCACAGATGTACTTTATTCCAGAAGAAAGAGCAGAACAAAAAGAAAAAGAGGATAAGGTTCCATATTCTATTTGGAAGGAAAATGGCTATATAAGATTTTGTTCTGGAGCAAGAGTTAATTTTTCTGATGTAACAGAGTGGTTTAATGAATTAAGAGATAAATATAATATTTTTACTGTTTGGGTTGGTTATGATCAGTGGGGGGCTCCACAATGGGCGGAGGAAATGAAAAATAATGGTTATACACTGGAAACTGTTATTCAAGGTGCAAAGACAATGAGTACACCAATGAAGATTCTTGCTGCTGATTTAGAAAGTAAAAAAATTAATTACAATAATAATCCTATTTTAAAATGGTGTTTAACAAATACACAAATTGAAATAGATAAAAATGATAATATAAGACCTGTAAAGGGAAGAAATGCTAAGCAAAGAATTGATGGAGCGGTTTCTTTGATAGATGCATATGTTGTTTATCAACGACATTATGATGACTTTTTTAATTTGTAGGAGGAATTATGGGAATATTTAAGAAAATTGAAAAAAGAAAAAGTGAAAAGAAATTAACAAATACATTTAAATTATTGACAGGTTATAGTCCTATTTATGCTTCATATGAAGGTGGTTTATATGAAATGGGATTAACTAGAACTTGTATAGATAAGATTGCTACTCAATGTTCAAAACTAAATCCAGTCTGTAATGTAAATAAAAATTATAAAAGAATAGTAAGCATTCTGCAAACTAAGCCAAATAGATTAATGACCTTACAGCAATTTTTATATAGATTGGTAACTATTTTATTGGTTGAAAATAATGCCTACATAGTTCCTGTATATGAAAATGATTATTCAGACATAATTATAGGTTTTTATCCTGTTCGTGCAACTGGCTCAAAAATAGTTACTGATAAAGGAATTGATTATTTAGTTTACAAGATACAGGAAGAAACTTTTGCTATTGAGTATGACAGAGTAGGCTCTCTTAGAAGGCATCAATACAAAAAAGAATATATGGGAGAAACAAATGCTGCACTTAAGCCTACTATGGATATTCTTGATGTACAAGAACAAGGTATTAAAGAAGGTATTAAGTCTTCTGCAATGATAAGATTCCTAGCAAGGTTAAGTGTAGTTCAAAATCCAAAATCAATAGCAGAAGAACAGCAGAGATTAAAAGATGAACAATTAGCCATAGAAAATAATGGTGGCATTTTAATTTTTGATAATAAATACTCTGATGTACAAAAAGTTGATTCTAAACCTTTTATTGTTGATAAAGATAATATGGATTTAATAAAAAACAATGTCTTTGATTATTTTCATATGTCAGAAGCGATTCTTCAAAATACTGCGAGTGAAGATCAATGGAACTTGTTTTATGAAGATGTAATCGAGCCACTTGCAATTCAAATAAGTCAAGTATTAACTAATATGATAATTCAACCTAAAGATATTGAGAAAGGTCTTGCTATTACTTTAGAATCAACTAAATTACAATTTGTTTCAAACAATACTAAATTACAAGTTTCTCAACAACTTTTTGATAGAGGAATTCTTTCAGTTAATCAAGTTATGGATATATGGAACTTACCACATGTTCCTGATGATGAAAATAAACGTTATATACGTAAAGAATATACTGAGGTTCAAAGATTAGATGATAGTATTGAATTAAAAAAGGTAGGTGAAGAAAGTGGAAAAGAATAATGAATATGAAAAAGTAGAAATAAAAGAAAATCATACTATTGAATATTTAAATAATTTAAAAAAGACAACTTATAAAGATAAAAAAGTTGTTTTTATTTTACCTAGTGGAAAGGAGTACAAACCAAATGATAAGTAAAGATAGAAGTTATAGAAGTTTTGATTTTAGAGCAAAAGATGAAGATGGAAAGATGATTATTGAAGGCTATGCTGTTACTTTTGAAAAGCCAACTGTAATGTATACATTTGATGGAATTGATTATAAAGAACAAATAATGAAAAGTGCTTTTGATAAAACTCAAATGTCAGATGTTGTTCTAAATATAGATCATGGTGGTAAACCTATTGCTCGTACAAAGAATAAAACTTTAGAGCTTACTTTAGATGAAAAAGGCTTATTTATTCGTGCTGATTTAAGTGGTACGTCTGCAGGTAGACAAGCCTATGAAGAAATTAAGGGTGGTTACTTTGACAAAATGTCCTTCTGCTTTATCACCAGTGATGATGGAGAGGAATATGACAAAGATACACATATGAGAAGTATCACAGGAATTGAAAGACTATTTGATGTAAGTGTAGTTACTTTTCCTGCTTATGATACAACTTCTATTTATGCAAGATCGTACTTTGAAGCGGAGGCTGAAAAAGAGCACTTGGAGAAGTGTAAGATCGAGCAAGAAAGGAAGGAACGTCTGCTAAGACGTAAAAAAATAGCACTAAAAATAAAAATTAAGGAGGAAGTTTAAAATGACTTTAGAAGAAGTTAAAGAAGAACTAAAAAAGATAGTTGAAAAACTAGAATCTAGTGATGATATGACAGATGAAGAAATATCTGAATTAGAAGAAAAGGCTGCTAAGTTAGAAGCAGAAAAAAGAAGCCTAATTACTAAGGCTGAAAAGAGAAAAGAAACTCTTGAAAAAATAAAAAGAAATTCTACTGGTTATGATGTAGAAACAGCAGAAGAAGGAAAGGAAGAAAGAAATATGAATGAAGAAAATATAAGAAGTTCAAAAGAATACAGAAGTGCATTCTTAAAAAGATTACAAAGAAAGGATTTAACTGAAGCTGAGGAAAGAGCATTAACTACTGCATCTAGTTCAGTAGGTGCTGCAATTCCAACAATTACTCAGAATTTAATTATTGAAAAGGTTTTCCAAGTTGCTCCATTACTAAATGAAATAACTCTACTTAGAGTTGATGGTAATGTAACATTTGCAGTAGAATCAACTGTTAATGATGCTGCACTTCATACTGAAGGTGCTACTATTACTGAGAGTGGTGATGTATTAATTCCAGTTTCATTAGGACAATACGAAGTTAACAAGTATATCACTATTTCAAAATCTGTTTCAAAAATGAGTATTGATGCATTTGAAACATGGATTACAAATATGTTAGGTAAAATGATTGCGAAAGCAATTACAAATCTAATCATTAATGGTACTGGCTCTAGTCAACCTAAAGGTATTGATAAGGCTGCTAGTTGGGGAGATAAAAACTCAGTAACAGTTGCTAAAACAGGTTCACTTAGTGAAGCTAATGTTCTTACTTTAGTAGGTTTACTAAATGGTGGTTATGATGCAAATGCTAAATGGTTAATGAGTAAAAAGACATTAATTAATGATTTTAGACCACTTCAAGATAAATCAAAAAATGATATCTTCGTAAAAGAAAATGGTACTTACTATATTGAAGGATATCCAGTACTATTAGATGAAAGAGTTGCAGAACATGATGCGTTCTTAGGAGATCTAACTATGTATGTTGGTAACTTAGGTGAAGAAGTAACTGTTGACCACGACAAAAAGCTATCAAGCAATTCATTTGAATTCTTAGGTTCTGCTATGTTTGATGGCAAACCAGCAGTTAGTGATGCATTTGTTAAATTAACAAAGGCAACTAGTTAGAATTAGATTGGAGGTATAAGGCAATGCTAAAGAAAGTTAAATTAGCATTAAGAATCAATAATAATGCATATGATGAGGAAATTAATGATTTAATTAATGCTTGTAAAAAAGAATTAGAATTGGCGGGCATTGCCCCTTCTAATATTGTTGATACAGATCCTATAATTATCAGAATTATAATTTTTTATTGTAAATCAAACTTTGGATTAGATAATGATGAGAGTGAAAAGTGGCTTCTTTCTTATGAATCTTTAAAGTCTTTTTTATGTTTGAATTATAAAAAAGGTGATTCAAGTGTATAAAGATGTTGGGTATTTTATGAGAGAAGTCCAAACTCTTGATAATATGCATAGACCGAAAGTTTCATATAAAGAAGAACTTTTTTATTGTAATGAATTAAGCATTACTCAGAATGAATTCTATCAATCTGCTACTGCTGGATTTAAACCTGAGATTAAACTTGGGACAAAGTTGGTTGATTTAACTGATGTGTCTCATGTTAAATATGAAGGAAGATTATACAAGATACTTAGAATATATAAGGATGGAGATAACATAGAATTAACTTTGGTTTCTACTGTTATTGAAAGTAAATAAAATGTATAGTTCAGAAATAGAGTTTACTGATACTTCTAAAGAATGTATTCAAATGATGAGAAAACTTTCTAAAGATGCTTTAAAAGAAGGAGCAAAAATTGTATTACCAGTTATTCGTGATAGTATGCCTGTAAAAAGAGGTTTACTAAAGAAATCTATTAAGAGTTGGGCTAAAATAGATTTTAAAACAGGACAACCATATTTAGATATTGGTTATTTAAGTCGTTCAGAAATGCGAAAAAAATATGGTATAAAGTTTTTTGTTAATCCTACTTGGCTTGAGTTTGGAGTTCAACCACATGCTATTCAGACAACTCAATTAAAAAATCTTCAAAAAGTAACTTATGAACTTCATGACGATAATACAAAATATGGTTATTTTATTCAACATCCTGGTATTAATTCCAAAAACTTTTTAAGAAATAAAGTTTATGAGAATGTTGATAAAATAAATGATGCTATGCAAGAAAAATTGAAAGAGTTGGAAGATTATGTTTTATCTGAAGGTATGACTATTGATTTGGGAGGGGATGAAGAAATTGAATAAACTATTTTTGACTGCTTTGCTTAATAAATGTAATGAAATAATGGATGTTTATTATGAAGAGGCTTTAAAAAAAGCACAATTTCCATTTGGGGTAATTCCTACATTATCTATAAATCCTCTTAATTATGGTTATCAATGTATATTTGATATAGAACTTTATGTTGATGAGTTATCTGATTTTTCGGTTGAAGATTTATGTGATAAATTGAAGGATGGTTTAGATGGTTATAGATATATGGATCAATATATTGGTTTTTACTTAATGTTTGAAAATCAATATTTAACTAAGCAATCAGAACAGGATTTTACAATGCGTAAAGTTTCTTTCGTTGCACGAATTTTTTGAAAGGAGAAATAATTATGGGTTTAGTAAATCTATCTACTGATAATAAGAAAAAAATTCAGATTGATGAAGGTATAGTTGTAGTAGATATGGGTGAATCTACAGAAACTATTTTAGGACCTACTCGTGGAGGTGCTGAATTTACTGCTACTCCATCAATTCGTGATATTGAGTTTGATGGTAGAAAAGGAAAATCAAAAGGTATGCAAATAAAAGATGGGGAAGATGTTTCTATAAAAATTAAGTCTTTGTGTTGTTCTTTAGAAAGCTTGAAACTTGCAATACCCGGTGCTTCTCTTGACTCTACGAAGAAGAAACTAACACCTGGACAATTTGGAGTGATTCCAGATACTGCTTATTTAAAGAATGTAGCAGTTATTACTAAAATGTTGGATGGTACTTTTACAATTATTAAAGTATCTAATCCTATGCACGAGGGTGCTTTTGGTTATAAGGGTGTTCAAAAGGCTGAAAACGAACATAATTTAGAATTTTTAGGACATTATGATCCTACTTCTAGTAGTGAAGAAAATATTTGGGAAATTACTACTAGTGATACTAATCCTATAGCAGGATAAAATTAACGAGAGCATTGCTCTCTTTTCTTATTTTTATTAAGTAATAATAAGAAAAGAGAGTGATGTTAATTAGAAGGGAATGATTTGTTATGGAAAATATTAAAATTACACCAAAGATATTATGCAGATTGTCGTTGATAATTAATAAAATGGGGATTTCATCTTTTATTATGAAATTAAAAGTTGAATCTGGTAATGAAGATGATGATAAAAGAGAATTAGTAAAAGAATTAATTGCTTTGTTTATAGATAACTTATATAAAGCAGAAAATGAAGTTATTGATTTAATTTCAATAATGAAGGGTATATCAAAAGAAGATGCTGAAAATGAAGATGTAATTTCATTTATTAAGAGTTTATTACAAGATGAGAAGATTAAATCTTTTTTACAATTAGCTTAGGATTTGGTACACCAGGAATTCTAAGGCTATGTTATAAGTATTATGGTGGAATAGACTTTTTTGATAATTATGATTATGAATTGTTCGTTGATTGTTTAGAATATGCAGTTCATAAAGAAAATGAAATACCAAGAATTATACAAATGGTTTATGATAAATTGTTTGATAATGAGAGTATTTCTTTTAATTCTAATAAGATTATGAGAAAAGCGGAAGATATAATGAAAGATTATGGATTGAGGTGATGGTGTGGCTAATATATTCTCTCTTTTTGGTAGAATTTATGTTGATAATGAAAAAGCAAATAAATCTATAGATGATACTAAAAACAAAGCAAAAGATAGTAGCAAATCCTTTGCTGAATCTTTTTCTAATGTAGCAAAGAAAACAATGCAAATAGGAACAGCAGTGGTTGGTGCTGCTACAACAGTGGTTGGCGGAATAACTGCTATGGCTACAAATGTTGCTGATCAAGCAGGGGCAATAGATGATGCTGCTAAAAAAGTTGGTACTTCAGCAGAAGAATATCAAAAATGGGCTTATGCTGCTAAATTGGGTGGTATGGAAACATCTAAATTAGAAGCATTAATGGTAAAACAACAAAAAGCATTTTCTGATGCTAAAGAAGGAAGCAAGAGTATGTCTGAGGCTTATCAGCGACTGGGACTAGATATAAATAATATTGGAAGTTCGGGGGAAGCCTTTAATTTAGTTATAGCAAAACTTGCTGATATGGAAGATGCAACAACAAGAAATGCACTTGCTAATGATATATTTGGTAAATCGTATGCTGACTTGGCTCCTATGCTCGCAGAAGGAAGTGAAGGTATAGAAGCTTGGCGGCAAGAATGTGAGGATCTTGGAGGAGTTCTTTCCACAGAAGCTGTAACTGCAGGGGCAGACTTTGGAGATATGGTAGATAGGGTAAAAACTGCTTTTTCTGGCATGTTTAATAAAGTTGTTGCAAATGCTTTACCAATACTTTCAAAGTTTTTTGAAATGATTATTGATAATATTCCAACTATTCAGGGAATGGTTGATACTTTAGCACCAGTTTTAATAAATACATTGGATCAAATACTTCCTGTGCTAATTCAATTTGTTTCAAGTCTTTTACCTATAATTGTTGATTTGATTAATCAATTATTACCAATTATTACTGTTATTATTCAAGAACTATTACCTATATTTTCACAATTGTTAAGTATCTTGTTGCCTCCTATTATCCAAATAGTTCAACAACTATTGCCAGTATTATTACCAATAATTGAAGCATTATTACCATTGTTAACTCCAATTTTAGAGTTGATTGCAGAGTTGATAAATACTACTTTAATACCAATAATTCCAATTATAACAAGTATTGCTAATACGATAAGTTATGTTTTGGTAAAAGCAATTAAAGTTTTAATTCCTATTGTAAATGGTATAAAGACTGTTTTTTCTGATGTGTTTGGAGGTTTATTTAATATAGTTAAAATACCAATAAATTACATAATAGATAAAATTAATAGTTTTATAGTCTCTTTAAATAAAATAAAGATTCCTAATTGGATACCTTTAGTAGGTGGAAAAGGTATTAATATACCATTAATTCAGAGGTTAAGAGTTGGTATAGATTCAGTTCCTTATGATGAAATGCCCGCTTTACTTCATAAAGGTGAAACTGTACTTAATAAAGAAGAAGCAGAAGAATATAGAAATAGCAAACAAAACAAAAATGAAGATAAGACAGTGACTAATAATTATTATAATACTATTGAGGTCAAAGAATTAAATTGCAAAGATGAAAAAGACATAAAAAGAATAGCAGAGGAATTATATTATTTGCTAAAAAGGAGTGAAATCTAATGGAAACATTTACATTTAATGGAATTTCTTCTGAAAGTTTGAATTTGATTGTTAAAGATATGCCTTTGGTTTCTAGAGCAGAAAAAAACATAGAAACAATTGAAGTGAATGGAAGAAATGGTAATTTGCACATTGATAATGGAAATTATTTAAGTAGGTCTTATTCTATAATTTGTTTAGCAAAAGATAAAAGTAAAATAGATGAGATTAATTCGAAATTAGTTGGTAGTGGTAAATTAACTCTTTCAAAATATAATGATAGATTTTTTAATGCTACCATTAAAAATCAAATAGATTATTCAAAATATATGACTGTTTTGCAAGAGTTTCCACTGCAATTTGATTTAGATCCTATTTCTTTTTCAAACGAAGAAACAATTGAAACTTTAACATCTAGTGGTAGTATAACTGTTGGTGGAAATGTTGATATTTATCCAAAAATCTCAATAACTGGTATAGGAAAGTTAATTATTAACGATACTGAATTGAATGTTTCAGAAACCGATATTTTTATAGATTGTGAATTAATGAATTGTACAAAAAATGGTTTATCTAAAAATGATAAAGTTACTTTATCAGGAGATGATTTTCCAAAATTAAAAGTCGGAAGTAATACTATAACTTTAGGAAGTGGAATAACTCAAATAATTATTAAATATAGAAAGGGGTGGTTGTAATGCTTGCTTTATATAGTAGTACAACTACCTCTTTTTCTAATTTAGGATTAGGCATTTTAAGGGATATAAAAACTGATCCGATTATTACAGAAGAGTTAAATGGAACATTTATTTTAGAGTTTGACTATCTTAAAGGTGGTTTTCTTTGTGATAATTTAATTGAAGGCAACTTAATAAAGTGCAAAAATCAAATCTTCAGAATAAAAAATATTAACAAATCATTATCTGATTCTAGTGCTATATCAATATTGGCACAACAATTTTTTCAGTTTGATATGTCTAAAAATTTTTTAAGTGATGTTGCTCCGACTAGATTAAATGCACAAGATGCTTTAAAATGGCTTGTTGATCGTGCTGAAAACGAATCATCTTTTGTTATAAGTGGTGATTGCACTGAACTTTCAAGTGCTAGATATGTTAGAAAAAATGTTTCTGATGCAATTTTTTCTGCTGATAACAGTTTAATTACTCGTTTTGGTGGAGAACTCGAATATTCTTTAAATAATGTATATGTTCATTCTAAAAGAGGAGCAAACAAGGGATTTTCAATTAGGTATAGAAAAAATCTGAAAGGTTTAGAGTTTAATTTAGATTTTTCTACAGTTGTTACGAAAATATGTCCACAAGGTACAAACGAATTATTATTAGATGACCTTTATGTTGAATCACCTAAAATTAATAATTACTATCAACCTTTTTTTAAGAAAATAGATTTTAATATAGGTGTAGATGAAGAGGCTGAAATTACAGAAGAAATGGCAAAAGAACAATTAAAAATAGAGTGTTTGAAACTCTTTGAAAATGGTATAGATTTACCAGAAATCTCAATAAAAGTTGATTTTATAGAATTATCAAAATGTATTGAATATAAAGAATATCAAAATCTGGAGTCTTGTTCAATCGGAGATACTATTCAGTGTATTATACCTGAATTCAATATAAATACATCTGTCAGAGTTGTTAAAACAATTTATAATGATAATTTAAAGAGATTAACATCTTTAGAATTAGGAACAGTAACTAAAAATATTGTTACCTCACAAAACTCTGCCATTAAGGAAATATCCAAAACTATAGAAAATCCTATAAGCATTTTAGCAAGTGCAAAGAAAAATGCTACAGATATGATTAATCATCCTTTTAAAGGTAATCTTTTTATAGATAAGGAAACTGGAGTCATTTATTTAACAGATACAAATGATTTATCAACTGCTAAAAATATATGGAAATGGTCAATGGGTGGTTTAGGTTTCTCTCCTAATGGTATAAATGGTGATTTTGAAACTGCTATAACTCAAGATGGATCAATAGTAGCAGATTTTATAACTACAGGTAAATTAAATACTAGTGTAATTGAAGGATATGATAATCTTTTACTTGATGTGAGTAAAATAAAAGATGTAACTAGAACTGTAACTGCTAATAATTATGTTGAGATTACTGATGCTGCCAAAGGAAGTATTATTTCTTTTTCTATAAAAGGTGATCTATCATTATTCTTTTTATCAAATCAAACTTTTTTGGGAAGTAATACATTTTTTAAGAGTTCTAATTTAGTGGTAGAAGATATAAATGGTAATAAGAATAAAATTAAGACAAATATAGGAAAATTAAATACTTTAAATGGCATTTATGATGAATTTGTGACTGATGATACAGGCTCTTATATAATTAGAAGAATTGGAGTTAATAATGATTTATCTTTGTATACTTTAGATAATGAAGTTATAGAAAAGTTATTATTAGTAAATATTGAATTAAATGAAGGCTACAATAAAATCTATATGGAATCTTTTTCTGATCTGATTTATACTATAACTTATGCCAAAAAAAATGATTATACTGATATATTTACCAGAAGAGTAGAAATGAATGCTTTAATTAATGTCAATAATGAAAATATAGATTTAAAATTGGAAAAGAAAACAGATAAAGATAAAATTATTGCACAAATAAATATGAGTACAGAAAAAAATGAAGATGGTTCGTTAATTCAAATAGAAAGTGACAGATTGAATATAAAAAATAAAAAATTTAATTTATTGTCTGACCAGATTGAGATAGAAAGTCCTAATTTTTCAGTTACAGAAGAAGGCAAGATAGCATCAAAAAGTGGGGAAATCGGAGGATTCGTAATAGATGAAAATAAACTTTATGGAATTCACAAAAAAAATGCAACCTCTTTTACACAAAACGATGTAACAAAAATAAGAAATTACTTGATGGGAAAGATTACATTAACAGATGAAGAACTTGAATATTTAGATTACGATAAAGATGGTAAAGTAACATCCAGAGATTATGTAAAAATAAGTAATTTGATTAAAAATGCAAATAATGAATATACAATAGAGTTAAACAGTCAACATATTGATAAACTCTTAAATTTGCAAGATGCAAATGGTAAAATCATTTCTCGTATAGGAACAGAAGGTTCCTTTTTTAATAAATTAGAAGTTAGTGGTGACTTTTATTTTGCAAATCAAAATAATAGTAATTATCGCTTTTTTTCTTCTTCAAGTGATGATTTTGATTCGCTTTTATTATATTTTGATTCCTCAAAAAATGGTGCTTTTCAAATATATTCGTCTGATGGCAACAATATTTCATTGAAAACCAGTTTATATCAGAATGGTACCATAGATTGTGTTTTACTAAACCAAACATCTTTAGAAAGTAGTAAGAAAAACTTTGAAAAGTTCACAAGTGCAATTAAAGAAATAATGGCAACTGATATTTATCAATATAATTTAAAATCAGAATCTGATGATCATAAAAAGCATTTAGGATTTGTTATTGGCGATAAATACAATTATTCGCATTTAATTACTTCAGTAGATAATGATGGAAAAGAAATAGGTGTTGACAATTATTCGATGACTGCATTATGTTTACAAGCTATCAAAGAACAACAGTTTATTATTGAAAAATTAGAATCAAAAATAAAAGAATTGGAGGTAAAAGTAAATGGAAACAATAGTAAAGAAAGAATTTAAAGATCTTCCTGATAAGACAACACCATTTGAATCTGCATGGATTAATGGCTTTCAAGATAAAATTATAGCAAATTTTAATGAAATATCTGAATCTTTAACATCAATAAACACAACTTTGCAAGCAATTAATACTAAACTTCAAAATGTATTAACATATACTGTTGTAACAGATAGTGATTCTTCAAATTAAAAAAAAAGAAAGGATGATATAAAATGAAAAAAATAAACAATAAGTTAACGAGGGGGGGGTTGCATTATTTAGCAATTCTTCCGAAAGAAAGGAGGGAAGTATTTAATTTAGAAAATACTTCTACTTCTTTCTATTCAACGATGGAGGACTACCATGAATAGTGCGGTTCAATTATATGATAAAGATGGTAATCCCGCTTATCCTAGACCATATTATAGAATTGGTGACTTTTTAGAAAGCACTAATCCGAATAATCCAGGTGATGATGGCTATATTGGAACTTGGGAACTTTATGGTAAAGGTAGAGTAACTGTGTGCATAGATCCTAATGATACTGATTTTAATAATATAGAAAATATTGGTGGAACAAAAACACATACTCACGATTCAGGAACTCTAGGTGCATGTATAGATCCGAGTAATGATTTTAGTAATATGTCATTTGCTAAAAAAAAATTAGATGAAAGCTATTTTCTTACCGGATATGTAGGCGGAATGTCAAAAACATCAGGTGGAGGTTCATCTGATTTTGGTGTAGAAATTAATGGTAGTACAAGTTCAGCATCTAGTTTGATACCATATATAGTGGTCTATCGTTGGAGAAGAATAGCATAATTAATAAATAATGCTATTTATATGAATAAGCAAAAAATTGATTTAGAAAATAATAAAAGATTAAGAAGTGAAAATATTGAATATAAAAACAATATTCTTACAGATTTTTTAGATAAAAATACTATTTATGATTCTGGAACTAATACAAATGGAAGTTGGCTTAAATATGCTAATGGAATAATGATTTGTATAAAAAAAATAAAATTTACAAATGTGATTATTGATAAAGCATGGGGAAGTGTTTATGAAACTGCTAATGTAGTTAATTTTGGCAATTATGCACAAGAATTTATAGAAATACCTAGTGTATCTATTGATTTGGCTGATGGTTCAACTTGCTTTTGTGAATCTTTTTCAGGAAGAACAAAAAAGTCAATTGGTAGCACATGGTTATGGAAGCCTGCAGTTGAAGCAGATGGTACAATGACATTTGATATAATAGCAATTGGTAAATGGAAGTAGAAAAAATAGATTAAATACAAAAATAATGCAAAATAAAACAATAGTTAATTTAGATAATAATTTAATATTAGGTGCAGATAATATGGAAAAAAATATTATTACATTAACATTGTCTGCGGATCAAAGTATTAAAAATTCAGATGAAACAATAGTTGCCTTTAATAAATATTTAAAAAAAGGTTATAAACTTGAATTTGATAGTTCTAATCATTCTATAAAAATTGGCGATGATATTTCAAGAATAAAAATAAATATGAATGCTTTTGCCAAGAATGCAACAACAGATTGGCTTTGGTTTAAGATTTTTAAAAATGGAGTAAAAACTGATTTTACAAGTATGGTTGGAAGAATAGGTGCTTGGAGTTCTACAAGTATTAGTCCATGTATTTTAGATGTTGAAAAAGGTGATTACATACAATTGATTGTTCAATATGGAACTGCTAATTCCGAACATTATATAAGATATGATGGTACTAATTTGACAGTAGAAGCAGTTTAGAAAGGAATAATATGGAAAAAGAAGAATTAGAAAGATTAGTAGAGACTGAGCAGAGAAGTAAATCTAATACAAAAAGATTAGATAAGTTGGAATTGAAAGTTGATGATATTCATAATCTTGCTTTATCTGTTCAGGCAATGGCTACGGAAATGAAAGCAATGCGAGAAGATATGACAAATATAGACAATCGAGTATTAGCAATCGAAGCTAAGCCCAGCAAAAAATTAGATTCTATTTGGGGATTTGCAGTGTCGGCTTTTGTGGGTGGAGTTATAGCATTTATATTTGTAAAATTAGGAATGAAATAGGAGGTGATTTAGATGGAATTAAGTACATTAATAAGTTTGGTAACAATCATAGTTACATGGCTTTTAGGATATATTTCTAAAAGATCAACTTGGGTAAATAATAGAATTATTCCTATTCAAAACATTTTGATAGGATTAATAGTAGCAATTGTTGAATGGATTGTTACTAAAGATTTTAAAATAGCAATTGCTTTGAGTGGAATAATCGCGGGAGGTACTTACGATGTATTTCATAATTTAGAAAAAATAGTAAAAGGAGAGTAGATAATATGGTAAATATAATAAAAAAATTAGTTCCAGAAAGTAAGTATGGAATAAAATGCCCTTATAGTATGACACCGACAAGAATAGTAGTTCATAACACCGCTAACGATGCTACTGCAAGAAATGAGATAGCATATATGACAAATAATAACTATGAAACTTCGTTTCATTATGCAGTAGATGATAAAGAAATAGTGCAGGGACTACCACTTGATAGAAATGGTTGGCACAGTTCGGATGGAAATGGCAAAGGAAATAGAGAGGGTATAGCAATAGAAATTTGTTATTCTAAATCAGGCGGAGATAGATTTATCAAAGCCGAAGAAAATGCTGTTGATCTAATCGTTTATTTATTAAAGAAATATAATTGGGGAATTGATAGAGTAACTAAACATCAAGATTATTGTGGCAAATATTGTCCTCATAGAACATTAGATATGGGTTGGAATAGATTTATTAACATGATAAAGGCTAAACTAGAAGATAATTCACAAATATCAACCAATGTCGTTAATTGTTACTATAAAGTAAGAACTCAAAAACATCAATGGTTACCAGAAGTTAAGAATTTAGATGATTATGCAGGCTATGAAAACAGTCCTATTACTGGGCTTGCCATTAAGGTAGATAAAGGATCTATTAGGTACAGAGTACATCTTAAAGGAAAAGGCTGGTTGCCATTTGTTACTGGTTATGATATTAATGACTTTAACAATGGTTTTGCTGGTGATATAGTTAATATTATTGACTGTGTAGAATGTTACTACTATACTCCTAATAATATAAGACCATACAAAAAAGCTAAATATAAAGTCAATGACTATCCTTATCAATATGACAATGAAAAGAAAAATGGACAAGATGGTTATGCTGGTGTATATGGAGTAACTGCTACAAAATTTCAGATTATTATAGAATAAAATAAAAGAGGAATTTGACTAATGGTCTTTTTCCTCTTTTTTTAATTTTCCTCTTTTTAGATAATCGAATGCTATTCTAACAAAATCAGATCCAGATAAATTGTTCTTTTTGAGTTCTCTATCAAGATTTTCTTTTTCTTCTTTTTTTAACTCTACTTTAAATTGTTTATAATTTTCTTTTTTCCAATCTTTGATGTATTCTTTTTGATTAAAATCACTCATTTTATCCCTCCTAATATTATTTTACTACATTTAGTACTAAAAATCAAGAAAAAGTATTGACATATAGTACTAAATGTGATATAATTAATATGTAAGATAAAGAAAGAATCTTACAGAAAGGAGAAGTAATGAACAATATAAAGAAAAAGCCAATTCGTAATTTAACTTTAGCTGAGTGTTACGAATTAGCAAATCAAGGCTATATCTTTATTAAATATAAAAATATAGTTATTGTAGGAAAGGAGTAAAATCCTTTTCCTACTAAAATTATATAATAGTTCGTTACAAATGTCAAATGAAAAAGATAATTAAAGGGGTAAAATTGGTTATAGCAATTTATAAAAATTCAAGTGATAAATATGTTCCTATTTATGATGGTGAATATGTTATTGATTTTGGAAAGGTGGCTCAATAATATGGAAAATAGGGTTACTAGATATTCCAGAAAAAACAAATTAAAAAGAAAAATGTCAAAATTATTTAAGAATATTTTGAAGAATATGATCTATTTAATAGTCGGAATATTTTCTGCAATTTATTTTGGATTTAAAGCATTTAATAGATTGATTGAAAAACTATTTAATAAATTACCTAGAATAATGAAAGTAGCAATAATCTATTTATTAATCATTAATTTAGGATTAGACATTTATAGCATGTTCGAGAAAAATGGAAAAGAAATACAAATATCTTTGAATGATATAAAATTCTCTTCTATACCTACATATATATCACCAGTTGAAGAAAAAGAAGATGTATGTCAATTTGATAGTGTTTCTTGTAAAATATCAGATAAAGGAAAAGAAATAGGTTTAAGCGAGGAGCAAATACTAATATCAATTGCTATTTCTAAGCATGAAACTGGAAACTATACATCTTATGCTTTTAAAGAACTTAATAATGTTGGTGGTATGATGTGCAATAGTGGTTTAAGATCATATGATTCACTAGATGATGGAATAGAAGCTTACCTAAATAATTTAAAGTATAATTACTTTGATATAGGATTAGATACTTTAGAAAAAATTCAGCCTAAATATTGTCCAATAGGTGCTGCTAATGATCCAACAGGATTAAATAAATATTGGTTAAGTGGTACTCAAAAGAAATATAATGAATTAATAGGAAAATAGATGAATTTTTACATCTTATTTACATCTTAAAAAAATATAAAACAATATTATAAAATATCTATTTTAACTCCATTTTATTATAAAATATAAGGTAATATTATAAAATATAATTAAATAATCTATATCTTTATTTTCTCATCACCTGCTCCAGATTGATAGGAAACTCGGAAATTAACTTCTGAGAGTAATAAATGCTAACTAGAAATAGTTAGTTTTTTTGTTATGTAAAGGAGTTGATTATATGTTAAATATAGAAACAAAAGAATTAAAAATAAGTGATAAATTAAAAAGAAAAATTGAGATGATTGGAAGATTTACTAATACTACTCCAATTATAAATAATGGTTCAATTAAAAATATAACAGGTACAAATGTTGCTTATGTTATGCCACATATTATAGTTATTAAGAATAATAAATACCTAATGTTTGATGAATGTGATAATGTTTATGTAAATACATTTAAAAACAAAATAGTATTTAAAGATTTAGAAGATTATATAAATAGTCATTAAAAATCTTTTTAAATGTTAGACTTCGTAAAATTAACTTTAAAATGTCAAACAAGTGAGAGGTGTCTTTTAAAATATCTATATTTTAGACTACACTTTTCAAGCTTAAAGTGCCAAACATATGAGAAGTATATTTAAATTTTTTAAAATTTTAGACTTAACTTTTCTCATTTAAGATGCCAAACATATGAAAGGAGATATTTAAAAAATATGAATAAAGAAAATAAAATAGCAGGTATTTACATTAGGGTCAGTACAGAGGATCAAGCTCGTGAAGGTTTTAGTTTAGGAGAACAAGAAGAAAGATTAAGAGAGTTTTGTAAGTTTAAACGATATGAAATATTTAAAGTTTATAAAGATGCAGGAATCAGTGCTAAAAGTGATAAACGGCCAGCATATCAAGAAGTGCTTGAGGATATAAAAAGCAAGAATATTAATGTAATTGTAGCATTTAAACTTGATAGACTTACTAGAAGTGTTTATGATATTGAAAAATTAATGAAAATAGTTAATGATTTAGAGTGTGATATCGATTGTCTAGCTGATGAATCTAACACTACTACTTCAAATGGCAGAATGGTTATGAGAATTATGACTAGTGTAAGTCAAAATGAAATAGAAAAATGTTCTGAAAGAACTAAAGTCGGATTAGCAGGTGCAATTAAACAAGGACACTTGCCAAGTAGAACTACACTGGGTTATAAAAGAGAAAATAAAAAGTTAGTTCCCAATCCACTTACAAAAGATATTGTAGTGAGAGTTTTTGATTTATATTTAGAAGGTAAAAGTCACCAAAAAATAGCAAACATCTACAATAAAGAAAATGTTTTAGGTAAAACTTGGAGAGATTCTACTATTCAAAAGATATTATCTAATGAAATATATAAAGGTGATTATATTCATGGTAAAAGAACTAAACATCCAACATATTATGAAAATGTAGTTGAACCTTTAGTTAATAAAGATAAATGGGAATCTTGTCAATATCAAAAATTAAGAAATGCAAGACACTATGAAAGAACTTCAACATATCTTTTTACTAACAAATTAAAATGTTCTAAATGTGGTAATTATTTTGGTGGTAAAGCTAGTGTTAAAAAGAAACTTAATAAAAAGTATTACTACTATAAATGTAATCATTGTAAAATTAATTTAAAAGAAGATTCTATTGAAGATTTGATTCTTTTAGAACTATTAGCACTTGTTTATATAGATGACCTATTTAACGACTATTATACGCCTTTTATAAAGTCAAAACTTGATTATAATAAAATAGATTATAAAAAGGAATTAAAAGAACTAGATAAAGAAAAAGATAGGATTAAAACAGCATACATTAAAGGTATAGTTAAACTGGATGAATTTGATAATGAATTAAAACAAATAGAATATAAAAGACAAGTACTAGAAAAACAAGAGCAAGATAGCAAACAATATGAAAATTTAAACTTTACTATGGATGATTTATTGCTTATTAAAGATAAAAAAGAAATAGAAGATTATCTTCACCCTGAAAATATAATTGATTTGTTTGTTCGTTGGAATTATTTAGATAAAACAAATAAACAAAAACTAATTTCTAAATATATTGATGACATAGAAATAGAAAAGTTAGGTACAAAAATAGAAATAAAAAAATTAAATTTAAGAAACTCATTTTATTATGACTTAATTGATTATCATAATAATTATGACACGCCGCTTGATTTATTTATGTTTATGGATGAGGATAAATTTCCCATACCTGTAGCACATAATGGTTTTAGAACTAGAATTGAAATAGAAAATTATGTTAATAAATTAAAAGAAATGTATGATGTTAATTATTATGAAGTTATACCGAATAAAGATTTCACTAATTTATCATTTACACCTAAAAATGATATAGAAAAAATAATAAGAATAATACCTATAAAAGATAATGATAAATTTAAAAGTAACAAATTAGAACTCGGAATAATCACTATTAATTTATCAAAAATAAAAAGCCCAGATGGAACACTGCTATATAAAAATATTTTTAAAACAAGTAAACTACCAACTTAA